CCGTGACCTTCAGCGCGCTGGTTTACCAGCGTCTGAGGTTATCGGCCTTGCGGAACGCGGGTTGAAGGTTCGCGTGCTGACAAAGTCACCAGCAGGTCTACACTTCCTGGGTCACGTCGTGCGCAAACGTCTGCTGAAAGGGCTCCGCCGAGACCCTTCGTCCGCCTCAACCTTGGTTGGGATAAGCGATGAGGATATCCTGTCGTCGTTCGTGGGGGCTGTTGCCGACTGTGTCGTGTCAACAGACCTCACCCGAGCGACTGACCTGATACCTCATGACCTTCTCTCCTCCATGGTTGACGGCTTCGAAGAGTCGGGGCGATTTACACAAATGGAGCTTGATTCCCTGAGGATCCTTATTGGACCTCAAGAAATCAAGTACCCTGACGGTCGAACCGTTCGTACTAGCCGGGGTATCTTGATGGGGCTCCCGACCACCTGGGCTCTACTTTCGATCCTCCACCTTTGGTGGTGGAACGAGAGTATTACTCAGGAGGCCCGACATCGTCGGGTCTCACTCAAACTGGCGTTTCGTCTAAACAGGTACAAGACCTGTGGCGACGATGCGCTGGCTTGTGTGTGGAAGGGAGTTGCATCCAGATACAAGCAGCTAGTACTTAGGTGCGGCGGCAGTGCATCAAAGGGAAAACACTTTGAGAACTTCTCTCCATCGAGGCTTCGATGCGTGTTCCTCGAAAGACTATACGAGTTCTCCTCCAAGGATGGACTTATCTCCTCAGGGGTCCGCCACAAGGCGATTCCTCTGAGGGGCTTCGTCCGTCCGGAGGGGCCCGTACAGCTCCGTGGACACGGCTCGAACGTCTCGATATCGAGGGGTCTCAAGCTGCTTTATACCTTCGACTCCATTTGGGCAGATCATCCCGCAGGCCACAGTCAGTTAATCAAACTCCTAGGAGGAAGATTTAACTGGCTGTATGCCTACGCGACGAAGCTCGGAATGCACAACGGGCTCCCAATCAGGTTTGGGGGCTCAGGTCTCCCAACGCCCGGCGAAAGCATCGAAACCAGAAGGTTAAGATGGCGATCGCTTAAGGCTTTGGAGGCTGGGAAATCGCTTCCGTCCCTACTACGTGGGGTCATTGACCCCTTGTGGCAGATGGCGGATACGATGGTCCAGTTTGACCTTGAGTCCTTCTTCCTAGACGGGACCTTCGTGCAGACCGCTTCAGGAGACGAACCACCAGCTGGTGTAGCTCAGTCTAGCTACGTCTACGTTGGAACAAAGGAGGAACTGTCTAAGTGGGCGACTTCGTCGTCATACTCTGACATGGCCCTCCC